ATGGACTGAAGAGCAGTAAAATCGTTATAAATCAGGGTAGTTATGGATGAATACGGACGTTTGGGGAAGTTGAAATGGTGCGATAATAGGAATCAATAAATTGAATCAAGGTATTGATATATAAGTAAAATTTAAGTTCGATAAATAAAACTATACACATCCCTATACACATCGTCGATGGCGTTCTTTTTTTGAGCTCAATTCTCAGTAAGAAAAAGTTTTTTTGCATTTAACTGTTCACACTGTTCACCTCCTTATTTTTCTTTTTAATATCATAGTGATAGATGGTGATTAGTTGGTGAAGAGTGAACAGTCAACTCTTCACCTTAGCGCATCTCCGGTCTGTTTCCGGCGACCATCACGGCATACGATGGTGATGAGGGGGAAGTAAAAAGTTTTTTTGGTGAAAACTGTTCACACTGTTCACTGCATGTTTTTGTTATTTATTTTCAAGGTATTAGCGCGTGAATACTCGGTGAACAGTGAACACTTTACTGTTCACTTCCACAAATTATAGATACAAGCGTTTTGTCTGCTGTGAGCGTGAAGTGGATTTACTAACTTTATCATGTATAAGAACTGTAAAGTTACTCAGGGCCTCTATACTCAAATGAGAGCATATTGATAATTCCAAAATATTCCGATAACCGACTATTATAAACCGGTTATTATTGATAAGGAACTGCCAAGTGTTTTTTTTGGCAACTCACTTACGAATCCTACATCAAGCTGTTTACTACTTAAGTCGCAGTGTGCACAATTTATTTTCTTCGCTATGCCCTTTTTTTATAAAGAGGTTTTTTTTATGAATTTTTTGCACTACAACCTTAATTTAACTAGCGGTAATGTTGTTGAAGTTACATTAGATAAACAAGCAAATGTACGTCTGATGGATGATATTAATTTTACAAAGTATAAAAAAGGCATGCAACATCAGTACTATGGTGGATATACAACTAAGTCTCCCGCAAGGTTAACTGCTCCACGTTCTGGACACTGGAATTTGGTTATTGATTTGGGAGGATATCCTGGCACAGTTAATGCATCAGTTAGGGTTCTATAGGAATAATTATGACGCAGACACCAGAGAAAGAAGATGGGTTTACTGTCGCCATACTCCGTGCAAAAATTGATACGCTCACTATATATGAGATATCTGAAGAAGAATTGCTGACTATAGAGCGTGGTTCACCAGATTCTATTTATCTTACGATTGCAATCGCTTTACTCTCTTTCGCATTAGCAATTTTTTGCTCATTGCTTGTTACAGAAATAAAATCAACGGTAGTTATGATCGTCTATGTGCTAATAGTTATTGTTGGATTTGTCATTGGGGTTATATTGTTGATTTTATGGAAAAGAACGGAAAGTTCTGTTTCAGCATGCGTGAATGTTATACGTAAAAGATTACCTCCTCCAGGAGGAGAGCAGAAAAAATCATAAGATACTAATAATGGATGTTATTTCAATACCCGATATAAGTACTAAAATATTGGGACTCTAATGTTGACCTGCTCACGAATGCTGATAATTGACTTACCCGACTGATTAACATATCGAGTTATTGGTAATGTCGAATTTTGGCACTGGGCGGTCTGATAACGTTTAAGGGTAAAAAAGTTTTTTTCTGGAAAAACTGTTCACACTGTTCATTCGGTGTTTTTATTGTTTATTTTCATTGTGTTATCTGGTGAATACTCGGTGAGCAGTGAACGCTTTACTGTTCACTCGGGTCGGTGTGCAGGTAAAAAAAGACCGGCAATGCCGGTCCGGGTTGGTTATGTTGCGGTAGGTTCGTCGCACTTCGGCAGCCAGTCGGCGTTGCTTTCCTCCCTGAGCGCGAGATTGGTCTGCATGCCCTGATTTGTGCGGCGCTTCTCATAATTCAGACCGTACTCTTTCAGCATGGCTGAGAGCCCCTTGCCGAACATGGTCAGGCTGAGCGCGTTCCTGTAGCCGTGGGCCTCCATGTATACCAGATAGGCGTGATACAGATACAGGCGCGGCTGGCGCGGGATAATGTTGGCGTTCCCCATATACATTCCGTCCGGCTCCGGTAGCGCCTCCAGATAGCCGCAAAAATCAAACGTCGGGTCAGCATCACGCTTGATGCTGAGCGCCTCGTCGGAGTTCTGCTGCGACTGGAGCAGTGCGCGGGCGCTCATCGGGTCGCTGAACTGCTGCATCAACTGGCGCACGATGACGGCCAGCTCGCGGGCGATTTTATCCCTGAGCTGCGGGTCGCGCTCCTCCGGGGCTATCTGCTCCGGGAAGTGGATAATCACCCGGCGACGTGACACGCCGCCGCTGCGGTCGGTGAAGCGCATCGGGTTATTGTTGACCGCCAGAATCACCGCCGGAATATGCGTCGAGTACGGATTCTGGTATTTCGGGTCAACGGAGACCGCATCGCCGCCGGTGATGGCCTTGAGCCCGGCACCGTCTCCGCTCCATTTCTCCTGGTCAGGCAGACGTATCAGCGAGAAGCCAATCAGGGAGGCACGCTTGCGCGGGTCTTCCAGCGTGTCGATGTCGGCTGATGTGGCGTTATCCTCTCCGGCCAGCATCGTGGCGATTTCGGCCAGAATACTTTTCCCGCTGCCGCCGGGGCCGGTGACTTCGAGAAAGAGCTGCCAGTCGTAGCGGTTCGCCAGCACCATAAACAGCGCGGCCAGAATCACGTTACGTTTTGTCGGGTTGCCACTGGCCGCCCGGTCGAGCCAGCGCCAGAAGTTCGGCGCATGGGTCTCCAGCGTTTCGCCCTCCACCGGTGGGGTAAAATCCACATCGCACAGCGTGCGCAGCCAGTGCGATTTGCTGTGCGGGCTGAACAGGCCGCTTTGGGTATCGAGTACCCCGTTGCGAAAACCAATCAGACGGCGTGCCGGTGCATCCTGCTGCGGAATAATCAGTTTCAGGGTCTCCACCACCGAGGCAATTCTCCCCGATGAGAACGGGGCGCGCAGGCGCTGAAACAGCCCGGCCACGTCGCGGGCAAAATCAGACGGCGTTATCACCTTCCAGATGCCGTTTTCATAGCGGGACAGAAGCTGGCCGTTGGCATCCACGGCCAGCGCTTCGCCGTAATGCTCATGCACCCGCATTGCCTTATCGCTGGCGCTCATGGCGGTAAATTCCGCCTCGCTCATGGTGTCAAACGGGCTTTGTGCCGCTGGCCGGATGGCGGCATAAATGGCTTTCCGCGTGGCGTCTTCCCCCTTCAGCATCATCGCATCATTCCAGTCACCGAACACCGGCGGCAGGGCAACAACGCCCTCACAGGCTCGAGCGGCCGCAGCGGCTTTAGTCTGGCCGTCGCCGTTCAGGTCACGGTCAGCGGCGAGGATAATCTGACAGGCCGGGTGCTTGCTGCGGGCCAGGCTCGCCAGAGAAAGAAGGTTCACGGACGACAGCGCCACCATGACGGTTTCTCCGGTCAGGTGATGCACAGTTAGAGCCGTTGCATAGCCCTCCGCTATCCACAGGCGTTTTCCGGCCTGTTTCTGTCCGTCGAGGAGATGGCATGCCCCTTTGACCTGCCCGCCCTTCAGGGTACGCTTGAGCCCCTCAGCATTAATAAGCTGGAGGTTAACCAGCGCGCCGGTCCCGTCATACAGCGGCACCACCACATCACCGGCGCGGTAGGCCACGCCGCCGGTTTTGTGCGACGTGGTCAGCGTCAGACATTCCAGAGCGGCAAAGCCCTTGCGGGTCAGGTAGGCGTTGCCGGTGGCCGGGCGCGTTTTCTCCAGCAGTCTGACGGCCAGCGCGGCCGCTGCTCTGCGGTCGGCCTCCGTTCCGGCCTCTGCGGCTGCTATCACCTCCGGGGCAACCGGCGGCAGATTCCCGGTGACGGCGTTCACTTTCCCGGCGGCCTCGGATGCCGACACGCCGAACACCTTCTCAACCAGTTTCAGGCCGTCACCGGCACCGCACTGGTTACAGAACCATGTGCCACGCCCCTCTTTATCGTCAAAGCGGAACCGGTCAGCGCCGCCACACACCGGGCAGGCCTGATGACGGTTTTTTATCACTTTCATGCCCAGCGCCGGGAGAATGCGCGGCCAGTGGCCGCACGCCTGTTTTACGGTGTCCGTTACGTTCATTTTCATGGTTTTCTCCCTCAGTGCAGTACAGGCGATGTGATATGGCGGGCGCAGAGCTCATCCATCACGGCGAGCCCGAGGAAGGACAGCGACGGGGCGGCTTTCAGCGGCCCGGCCTCCATCAAATCTTCCAGCAGCGCACAGGCAATCAGACGGCCTTTTACCTCGCCGTGCTGGCGCAGGTAGAAGCCCTCCAGCTCGGCGGCGATGGCGCTTTCCAGCGCGTCGAGAGTGAGGTGGGGATAGCGATGCTGACGTTCGCACAGGGTCAGCCAGGCACAGGCCACGGCACGGCGATACAGGGCGGCACGCAATACGGGCGGCAGAGGCGTTTTCATACGTTGCCCTCCCCGGTGAACCAGCGGTGATTGCAGCGCTCGACCACGCCGTCGAGCTGGGCGGTCATGAGGTAAATCACGGAAGTGAGCTGTAACTGCTGGGTCGGGTCACGACGCAGGGAAGTACAGTCCTGCACCTGCATCAGCTCGCCGACGAACTGGCCGACGTTACGCAGGTGCTCCAGGCATTCGAGGTCTTTGACGGTGATGGCGGGCTGTTTCATGCGCGCACCTCCGCCACCGGCAGACGACCGGCAAACGAGAGGACGTAATCGCGAACGAGGGAAAGGCGTGCGGCGTGTTCATCCCCGGCGACGGCGCGGAGCATACAGATACGAGGTTGACGGTCTGCGCGGCGAACGGCGGCAAATACAAAGACAAACTGCGGATGTGACGGGGTGAGGGTCGTAGCCATAGGGGCAACCTCCTGTGAATAGCGGTTATTGCCACCACCGGAGTTCCTACGCTCATGGGTGGTGACCCGGACGGGGGTAGGAATACCGGCTCCACAGAATACCGGCCAGCCCGAAAGCTGCCCCGCCCGGACCACCATTATCTTGCCGGAGCTGCGGTGTGCGCATAAACACCACAGCCCGAAAAATGGGTGTGCCTGAGCTACGACGTAAAAAAAGACGCATGGCGCGTCTGTTGTCGCCTGTGAATTACACGGGTTCCTACGCCCGGCTGCCGATTTTGCGACAGCGGCAAAACTATACCTGGAAACGGCGAAGGGAAGCAAGCCAGAAAAAGGGGCTTTTTGCGGAGCGGGCATCATCATGCGTCATAGCCCCGGTTGCGTTCGGCGATGCGGTCTGCCATCCATGTGGTGATTTCCGACTGCGCCCACGCCACGTTTTTCCCGCCGAGGGAGATTTGTTTCGGGAAAGCCTCCCGGCTGATGAGGTCGTAAATCGTGGAGCGGGACAGTCCGCACAGATGCATCACTTCGGGCAGGCGAATAAAGCGCTCCTGAACGGCATCAGAAACCGGCATCAGCGGCGCGGCAGGGGCAGAAGACGGGGAAGAAAAAGCGGTGTGCATCGGGCTACCTCATAAAGTCCATACAGTGCCGGTCGTGTCCGTCCGGCTTCGGGTAGCTCTCTATTTTGTGAATATTTTCCCCGAGGGCAACAAGTCATTTTGTAGTGGCCCACCACACAACAGAGCGATTTTTAGACAGTGGCAAACGTTGGCCATCTTTTGGTAAACGTTGGCAAACTGGTGGCCCATTCCTGATTACTTTTATTTATATATTATTGGTTTTTAATCGCAAAAAAGACTAAGTGAGCAGGGTTTCGTCAAAACAGAAAGGTGAACAGTAGTGAACAGTCGGTGAACACTTCTGACCTCAACTGTTCACCACTTAACTTACTGTATTATTTATCTTTTTATTTAAAGTGAACAGTAGTGAACAGTTATATGTAAAAAAACAAACGGTGAGTATGCTTTTCCTGAGACCTTTCTCTGGCAAGCCGGGTTTTGACGTCCCGTTTGTGCCAGCACTGCCACAACCGCAACAGGTCGTGTTGTTGTGTGTGCCCCGGCAGAATCACCTCATGTTGAAACCACGAGGAAACCTGCCATGACCGACACCCCCTTTATCCCTGATTACCTGAAACCGGCGCTGGAGCGACTGGCCGCCGCCCGAGCGGCCCATCTTGAACAGGCCCGCCGGATGGAGGACACCCTGACGGCCATCACCCGTGCGGAGGAGCAGAAAGCGGCGCTGGAGCAGGACAACGGCAGCGATACCCGCACCTGGCGCGCCGCTTTCCGTGCCGGGGGTGCCATGCTGACCGATGAGCTGAAAAGCGGCCATATCGAACGTGTGGCCCGCCGGGAGCTGGCGCAGGAATGTGACAATCTGACCGAAGTGCTGGCCTTTGAACGTGACCTGCTGAAAGTCGCCTGCAACAGCACCGCAAAGGCATTCCGCCAGGCGCATCATGCCGTACTGTCTCAATACGCTAAGGAAGAGCTCGACCGCGCGCTGAACGACACCCTCGGGCCACTGGTCCGGGCGATGGTGCTGAAAGCGGATGTGATGGCAAACCCGCTCGCCAACACCATCGGCCATCAGGGGTACACCGAGCCGGAGAAAGAGGTCATGCATCAGGTGGTGACCTTCCTGACCAGGAAAGTGAGCGACTTCTCCGTCACGCCAGCGGATGAGCCGGTGCTCTCCCTGACCGGCTTCCCGGCCGTTGCGCTTCCGCACATGGACCACGACGCCGCCAGCACGCCCGGCCAGCTAAAAGTCTGGCAGGAGAAAATCCGTCAGCGCGAGGCTGACCTGAAAGCGCGGGGGCTGCTGCCATGATGCACTGTCCGTTCTGCAAAAAGTCGGCGCATGCCCGCACCTCCCGCTATCTGTCGGAGAACGTCAAACAGCGCTATCACCAGTGCACCAATATTGAGTGCTCGGCGACATTCCGCACCACTGAAGCCATCGACGAGGTTATCCGTCCCCCGGCGGAGAAAGCGCCGCCTGTCGCGGAGCCGGTCACACCTCCGGCACCCCGTAAAGTGCAGGGCTGCTACAGCTCGCCATACCGTCATTAATCAGGAGAGAACTGACCATGACCACCCTTACGCTACAGCAGGCCTTTGAGGCTTGTCAGAATAACAAAACCGCCTGGCTGAACCGTAAAGCCGAACTGGCGTCCGCAGAGCAGGAATACCGCGAGCAGATGCTGACCGGGGATGAACGTATCCCGGCAGTCATGCAGGAACTGCGCGACATTATGGATGTCAAAAAATGGGAAATTAATCAGGCCGCCGGGCGCTATATCCGCTCCCATGAAGCGGTGCAGCGCATCAGTATCCGCAACCGGCTGAATGACTTTATGCAGGCACACGGGACAGAGCTCGCCGCCACGCTTGCCCCGGAGCTGATGGGACTCAGCCAGCAGCTCGCACTCCTGACCGGCCATGCGCTCGACCGTTCGGCGCATTACCTGCGCGAAGCGCTGTCCGTGTGGCTGAGTACCGGTGAAGAAATTAATTATTCGGCAGAAGACAGCGATATTTTAACGGCCATCGGATTCAGGCCTGACGCGGCTTCGCGGGTGGATAATCAGGGAAAATACACCCCCGCACAGAGCCTGATTTATGCCCGCCGGCGCGCGGAACTGGCCAGTAAGTAGCCCCGCAAAAAATCCCCGAAAATACCGCTATTTTTCCCGAATTAAGCCATGCATCCACAGGGTGCATGGTTTTGCATGCGCTTTCCCGTCCCGTCACTCCCTTCGCAGCCCTGTCCCGGCGCGGCCTGAGCCTGCCCATGCACCTGCATGAAAACCGACCCACGAAGCGGGCAGGCGAGGCGGGGAAAGCACTGCGCGCCAGCGGTAAAGTATTTATTTAATGATATTTAATTTCGCGGCCCTGAGCGCGTCGCTGCGCTGCGCGGGCTCTTAGGTGCATCGATGGGGAGGGTGCAGAGTTTTGACAGCGTGGCGAGCCTCTGAGGCTGTCAGTCGAGTAGTAAGCAAAAGCCACTTGGATACGCCGAAAAGCAGTCATTCCGGCGTTCATTGTATCGCTTCTAAAGCTCCTATTCCCCTGACGTATTCGGGGCTGAGCCTCGCAATGCAACTGCATTAAAACCCATACTTAAAGAGGTAGACGTGGCGTGGTAAAGCACTACGTGCATTTATTGAGTAACAAATAAATCTCATGCAATGAGAATCTCTCTAATTCTGTTAATTATATCTGCTTTCCTAATGAAATTATTTGACTCAACATATTCACTCATTAATGAAGTTAATTCTCCATCGTTTACATATTCATCCGAAACGCCAAGTCTATGAAAGAATCGGTTAAGCTTACAAACTTTCATTGTATTGATTCCCTTTAAAGTTTTATCTATATATATTCTTGCTCCGACCTTGTGAATATGCTCATACCAATCATCGAAATGTGGGTGAACAATGATAAAAGCACCACTTGAACGTGGGTACATTGCTATTTCAGGGTTGTTTAAAACCTCATGATCTTCATTGATGACTTCTTGCGCCCTTTTTATTTCGTTACAGTCAGCGCAAATTACGCAAAGATTTTTTGGGGTAAACATATAATCGACTTTTTTTGATTTAGGAATTATATGTTCAACAGTGCAATTGGCTGCGGCTTGTAAAGACAATGGATTTTTACAGAAAGCACAAAGCCCTCTTTGTTGGATTCGATAGAACTCTCTTATTTGACTTTTAATAATTGTAAAATCATCATGATACCAAGATATATGCGAGAACCCATCCTGCCTTTTGATAGACTCAATGATTGCTAGCTGTTCATCAGTATAAGAATACTCATCATTAATATCAGCCATAAATCACCTTCATGCTTTCTAGGGCAGTAATCAAATCATAGTTTGGATCTTTTTCTTCTAGATTGTATTTAAAACCAGAAAGCCTTTTTAATGTCTTTTCATCATCTTTATCGAATGATTTATTGGCTCTGATTTTAGCAAATAGATTTATTGCTGTTCTTAGGATATATTCATTTTGAAAGCCTGGAAACTCAAACAGCTCCGCTAATTGATAATCAGAAGAACGATTGTTGTAATCTTTTGCATTTATTATTTCAGATTCAGTCATAGGTAAAATATAGCAATTTGAAGACTTTAAGTTTGATATCACCAAAGGAGAATGTGTGGCGATTATAAACTTACAATTATAGAACCCTTCAAACGTATTCATTAATAAGTTAATATAACGTTGCTGCCATTCTGGATGCAAACTAATTTCAGGCTCATCAATCAATATAATTGAATTATCAGTTATATTTGCTGCAATACCCAAAAGTGAAAGCAATATACACTGTTCCCCAGAGCTTGCTCTTCGCAATGAGATAACTCCTTTGGAGTATTTTTCCATTCTTAGGTCAATTAATTTAACGATACCAAGAGAGATCATCTTAAATATATAATGAAAAAATTCTATATTTCTCATTGAGTTATTGTCATTGAAGTAATCCCTCCCTGGATTTACTGACATCCTAAAGTTATTATTTTTATCACAAATACCTTTAACATATTGAATAAAATCTATGATTTTTTCAAATTCTTGTTGGGTACAATCTAATCTTGTTCTTTTATTTCCATCAAGTATATAGTATTCATCTTCGATTAGCATGTTTTGTCGATGTAAACCCTCTGGATTAATAATCAACTTATATACATACTCAAAATTAGTCGAAAAGCCAATTTCTTCTAACACCATACTAAATCTATTTAAATCTTTAGGAGATGAAATGTATTTAGATATGAAACCTGTTGAAACAGAACTCATTAATGAGAGAACATTATTACTAGCCCCTCCTCTCACCCCTACATATGAGTAAGTCATTGGCTCATATTTTTTTGGAGATCTTATATTCAATGGAAAGCGGTCAAAAGCACTTGTAGAAACGGAAATTAAATTTTTGAAGTGAAGATCCGAAGCGGAAATACTTTTGATAATGTCCAATAATAATTGGCTTTTACCTTCTCCATTCTTTCCTATGATTACAAAGTATTCATTTTCATAAGCACTTAGGATTCTATCCATTAGTATGCTGAGTTTATTCATTTAGTTTGAACCTTCTTTTAAAATTTTATCACTGTACCATTGCATCATGCACTTGCGATTCGATATATAATTTGCATGGTTATAAGTTCCTCGAATATTATTTTTATCCACATGAGCCAACTGGCTCTCAATCCAAGCGCTATCAAATCCTTGCTCATGGAGAATTGTAGAGAGAGTATGCCGAAAACCGTGTCCAGTAACTTTACCACCATAGCCAATACGCTTGATAACCTGGTTTATACTCGCTTCACTCATCGGTTTGTTCGGATCATTCCGCCCCGGAAAAACATAATGATAGTTCCCTGTCATGATCTTCAGTTCATTAAGTAAATCTAACGCCTGAGTCGACAATGGCACAAGATGTGACCTGCGCATTTTCATCCTTTCAGCAGGAATTTCCCAGATAGCGTTATCTAGATCAAATTCTGACCACAATGCAGCACGCAATTCGATGGTTCTCACACCCGTAATCATGAGTAATTTAGTAGCAATCTGGACAAGCCGACTCCCTGTGTAACTGTCTAAGGCACGTAGAAAATCTGGTAGCTCATCAGCTTTTAGGAACGGGAAATGATTGGATTGATGTACTTCGAGGGCGCTCGAGAGATCTGCTGCAGGATTAAACTCAGCTCTCCCAGTAGCTATGGCATAACGAAACACTTCTGAACAACGCTGTCGCACTTTGCGCATCTTCTCTAAGGCCCCGCGTTTTTCAATTTTACGCAGCACATTAAGCAGTTCGAGCGGTTTTATTTCACCGATGGGTCTTGTCCCTACATACGGGAAAATGTCGTTCTGAAACGCTTCCATGATATCTGACGCATATCCTGCCGACCATTTGGCGGACTTCATCTGATGCCACTCTGTAGCTATCTTTTTAAACGCACTTTCGGATTCCGTTTGCAATGCGATCTTCTGCTCTTTTCGAACTTCACTCGGGTTCTTTCCTTCCGCGACAAGTTTCCGGGCATCATCGCGACGAGAGCGAGCATCGGCAAGGGTAATCGTCGGATACACACCAAGCGAGATCATTTTGGGCTTACCGGCATAGCGATAGCGGAACCGCCAGCTTTTGCTTCCATTAGGCTCTATAAGCAATGACAAGCCTTGCCCATCTCCAAGTGTATAGGCTTTAGCTTCAGGCTTAGCGCGGCGAATCTGCATATCATTTAAAGGCATGTGTATAGGAATCCAAGACCGAACAGGAACATATACACAATCCTATACACATTCAGTATCGGATTCTACTGGATGGTTACGGACAATGACGGACTAAAAATCAGTAAAATCTTTATAAATCATGGTGTTTATGGATGAATACGGACGTTTGGGGAAGTTGAGATGGTGCCGATAATAGGAGTCGAACCTACGACCTTCGCATTACGAATGCGCTGCTCTACCAACTGAGCTATATCGGCCCT